CTGGGGTCCCTGAGTCCTGGGATATCAGATCTGTCGATGAGGTGCGGATTGACCAGCGTGGTCAGTACATCATCACCACTCGTCGTGACCTCAATGGTGCTATGCCGATCGTCATTCCCAATGATGCATTTGTTGGTCGTATCTGGCGTGCACACCCCCGCTACTCGGATGAGCCAGACTCGAGCCTGAAAGGTGTGCTCGACCTGTGTGCTGAGCTTCTCCTCCTCAACAGAACATTCCGTGCCACAGCCAGATCACGCCTCAACGCTGGTGCGCTGTACCTGCCTGATGGTCTGTCTATGGCTGCCGGTACAGACTCAGACTTCCAGTTCAATGACGAGGTTGACATCACCGGCCCCACACCGGAAGAGGAAGAGGACGAGTTCGAAGAGCAGCTCGTCGATGCGATGACTACTCCGATCTCGGACGAGTCCTCTGCTTCTGCCGTTGTGCCTCTCATCATTCGTGGTCCTGCTGAGCTCGGTGACAAGATCAAGCAGTTCAAGTTTGAGCGTTCGTTTGACCCCGCCCTAGCTCAGCGTGCTGATCGTGTGCTCGAGCGTATCCTTCAGGGCCTTGATGTACCGAAGGATACTGTTACGGGTCTTGCCAACGTGAAGTACTCGAACGCCATCCAGATTGACGAGTCGCTGTACAAGGCCCACATTGAGCCAATGCTTCTTCTGCTTTCGGATGCCATCACCGTTGTGTACCTGCGCCCATACCTTAAGGCCATTGGATACCCGGCTGCTGACGTGGATCGTCTCGTTGTTTGGTATGACCCATCTGCAGTATCAACTCGCAATGACCGAGCCATGGATGCAGATGCTGGCTTCGACAAGATGGCTGTGTCATACGAGACATGGCGTCGTGCTCACGGATTCTCAGATGCAGATGCCCCATCGCCAACAGAAGTTGCGATACGCATGATGATTGAGAAGGGTATGATTACTCCGGAGCTCACCGAGGCCATGCTTCAGACATTTGCTCCTGATGCCATGGACGCTGTGAAGGCTAATGGTGGATCGTCTGGCGGGATGCCAATGAGCCCCGAGATTGCTCAGGCTCTGGGTGAGGGTGGAGGCCCAACCCCGACCAGTGTTGATCAATCTTTCCTAGGAGAGCAACCGCCACCAGGTCTCGCCGAGCCTACCCCCGAGACACCAGCCCCCGCCTCGGAAGAGCCTGCCCCCGCTGCGGAAGAGACACTTCAACCAGCAGGAGAGCCACCACTGCCACTGGCTGAGCCGGAGCCTACACCGAAGAGTAGGCCCAGATCGAAAGCTTAGTCAGCAACCAAAACCCCCGGCCGTGTACACCGGGGGTTTTGTTATGAAATTTGACATGTTGTACGGGTAGGGTTAGGGTAGGTGGTGACAGGTGGTCACAGAGAAACAGGATACAGTGACCAGATACAGAAAGATCATGCTTGAGCTTCCGCCAGAGACTGCGACTCTGCTGAAGACAACTACCGACAGAGAAACATTGTTCGCCCACTATGCTGCTCTTCGGGCTGGTGGGTGGACGCTAGATAGTATGGCAACCGTGGTGGGGATCTCCCCAGAGCGCGTCCGGCAGTTGGTACTAAAGGCAGGTACTCGGGAGGAGGCGTTGGCCAAGTCTCGTGCAGCTGGGCTAGTGGTGCCTGAGCTTCCCGTGATGCCTGAGCGGGAGAGAGTACATCGTCCCGAGCCATTACCGGAGAATATCGAACGCATGCTTGAGCTTCAGCCATACGCTCAGATGGTTCGTGCCAACAGCCCCCGTCATCGGGAAGAAGCCGAGGAGTACACCAAGCTCATTGACCTCGAACACAACACGCGTGGGGTATCGCTGTATCGCCTGGCGCAGTTGCTTGGGGTCACACACGGGGCTCTTCGCTTCCGGTTGGTTCGATATGGTTACAAGAGCACGACTTCAGACTCCCGCGTATACAAACGCATCATCGACGACAACCGACCACCCATCGACACAGTGTAATAACTGGTAAGATAAAGGCGGGCCTTCGGGTCCGCCTTTACTTATTACGGAGGACGAATGGCCAAGTCATTGGCGCAGATTGTGGCTGAGCTACCTGATGAAGAACGTCAGGCTGTCCTCGCTGATATGGATCAGGATTCGCTGCTGTGGGATTGGACATTCTGGTCGAGACCCGAACAACAAGCTCCACCTGGGGACTGGGCGATCTGGTTGTTACTCGCAGGGCGTGGTTTCGGGAAGTTGCTGGACTTAAACACCAAGATCCTGACCATCGATGGTTGGAAGTTACTAGCCGACATCGTGGATGGGGACATCATATTTGATGAGCTCGGGGTACCAACTCGAGTCGTCAAGGCACACGATGTCGAAGTTCCGAAGGTAGCATACAGAGTCTACTTCTCTGATGGCACGTACCTGGATGCAGGAGAGGAGCACCTCTGGATCACATGGACGCACGCTGAACGAAAGAACTACCTGCGCAGGAATGCCAGCCCAACTCAGTTCCCGATTGACTGGGCAGACAAGCCATATATTTCGACCCGAGAGATCTACGACACTCAGAAGTTCGGGAAGCGTGGGGATCGTACTCACTGTATTCCTGTTGCAGGAGCCATTGCATTCCCAGAGAAAGAGCAGCTGATCGAGCCCTATGTGTTGGGGTATTGGCTCGGAGATGGGGACTCATCGGGTGGAGTATTCACCTGTGGAGATGAAGATCAGGCAGCCCTCATGTCGACACTGACATCGTGTGGGTATGAGCCGAAATACTGGGCTGATGTGCGACACAACAGAATTGGTACACGCAACCTGCATACTAAGCTAGGTAACCTGGGTCTGCTGAAGAATAAACATATACCAGATGAGTACATGAGGGGTTCAGTGGAGCAGAGACTAGATTTGCTTCGCGGGTTGATGGACTCTGATGGGTACTGTGCTCCAGGAGGAAAGTCTGTAGAGTTCTGCTCCACCAACAGAATTCTTGCTGAGGGTGTCTTGGCATTGGCTCGCTCGCTGTCTGAGCGTCCCGTGCTCTCAGTTGGTAGGGCAACCCTCAATAGCCGAGACATGGGGGAGAAGTATCGTGTGACATGGAGACCGTCAGTATTTATACCATTTGCCCTGACGAGGAAGGCATCCCGTGTGTCTAGGGTGGGTAGCCAGGGGTTGCGTCTCAGGCACAGGATGATTACGCGAGTCGAAGAGATCACCCCTGTCGAGATGAGGTGTCTCACAGTCGATTCTCCCAATGCCATGTATCTAGCCGGTGAGTCTCTCATTCCGACACACAACACTCGAACCGCTGCTGAGTGGGTTCGTGAAGAGGCAAAGTACACGCGTGATGGGAAGCGTCGATTCGCTCTGGTCGCTCGTACTGCAGCCGATGTGCGAGATGTTCTCGTCGAAGGAGAGAGCGGTGTCATGTCTGTCACCCCGCCCTCGGAGCGTCCACTTTACGAGCCCTCGAAGCGTCGCCTCACGTGGCCCAATGGCAACACTGCCACCTGCTTCACTGCCGATGAGCCTGACTCGCTTCGTGGTCCTCAGTTCACACATGCCTGGGGTGATGAGGTCGCTGCATGGAGGCAGTCACCGGATGCTGCAGGTATGACTGCGTTTGATAACCTTCGAGTTGGTACACGTCTAGGGGAGCACCCCAAGATCCTTGTGACCACCACACCCAAGCGGGTGCCTCTACTGTACACGCTGTTGGATGAAGCCGAGAAGAACCCCGGCCGTGTAGTCATTAGTCGTGGTTCGACCATGGACAATGCAGGCAATCTGTCTGAATCATACATGGACGCGATCACCGGTGTGTACGCAGGTACACGTCTCGCCCAGCAGGAGCTATATGGTGAGATGCTCGACGCTGTTGAGGGCGCACTGTGGGTTGAGGAGCTGATTGAGTCTTACCGACAATCATCAGCACCTAACATGGCTCTTCGTTGTATTGGGGTGGACCCCTCTGTGGCTGAGAACCCTAAAGATGAGTGTGGCATCGTGGTCGTGGGTTCCACAGCTGATCGTGATCTGTACAAGAGGCAGTCTTGGGTATTGGAGGATGCTTCAGTTCACGGATCACCTACCGTATGGGCACAGCAGGTTGTTGCTATGGCTAAGAAGTGGGGTTGCCCCGTTGTGGCTGAGGTGAACCAGGGTGGGGCTCTAGTCAAGAACGCCATTCACACCATTGACCCCAATGTCACCGTCTTAGAGGTGCACTCGAAGTTCGGTAAGGCATTGCGGGCAGAGCCTGTGACATTGGCATATGAGCAGGGTCGTGTTCATCACGTTGGGTACTTCGCCGAGCTTGAATCACAAATGCTTTCATGGATCCCAGGAGAGGGTAAGTCCCCAGACCGTGTAGATGCTCTGGTACATGCTCTTACGGCTTTGCTCATCAAACCACCTGCTGGATTCTCTGGCGGGAGGCTAACTGCACGTTCTGTAGCTTCCAGACGCATAAGCGGCTCCACCTCTAGGGGGTTAGGCTCGAATGGGCGTGGTGGTGGGGTCTTTCGCGTCAGGTAGGGCTGTGGGCTGAACACCGATAAGACTCATGCGGTGTGAGCAAATACAGGCTGACCATGTAGGCTTTGACCCTTTTCTGATTGACGCATGAAGCTGGGGCAGTCGCATTGATTGCTTTAGAACATAGAGGAGTGCTTCTTTGCATGTGTAGACAAAAATATTTGTGAATCCATGTATATAAGAGGCTAAGTACATATGATGATCTATTTCCATGCTTGACAAGTATGTATCCCCACTCCTGCCCAGGATTGTGTCTCTCTAGTATCTAAAAGAGGCCCATAAGGGCTGGTTTTGACCCAGAAATGCTCATGAGGGCCTAGAAATGGCTGGATGCAGGATTTTGGCACTTTGAGCACTTAGATGCTTGATTTTGCTCAAATCTCATGCTTCTAGGCTCTAGAAGCTCAAAAATCATGTCTCTCCTCCTCCTAGACACTTAGACACTCCTAGAAGCTCGTAGACACTCCTAGAAGCTCCTAGACATCTCCTAGAAGCTTTTAGACATCTCCTAGACATGTCTCTTAGTCATGAGTCTCTCATCTATGTTTCTAGAAGAAATTTTTTGTCATTAATTAGACACATTATGTGCCTTATATGACCAAATCTGCAGAAATTGGCAAAAATATAAATAATTCATAAAAAATAATGTTTTTACCCGATCATGCCAAAAATGTTTTGGAAACGATTTGAAAGAGGCCGAAAATCATTGCCTGCCGCTTCTGCGCCCAAAGGCATCCAGCGCCAATGTATCATTCTGCCGCTTCTGTACACTCTGAAAAAAGACCCACCCCCTCTTTTTATTCGGACCCAAATCCCGATCCACATTTTCTAGAAAAAATCGGTCAAGGTTCCGGTTTCTTTCCTATGTAGCATCCGCTTCCCCGTTGTATGATAGAAAAATAGCTTTCCATCGATTTAGGAAAAAACATGACCTCTGAAGATCAGCCCATTCTTGCAACCGCCTATGACTTGCTTGAGGCCGCAAACTCTTCTCTGCCCGAGAATCGACACACCTCTCCAAATGCCGTCAGAGAAGTTGTCCGTCGAGAACTCCCCTCTGTGCCCAAGGCTCACCGCGCCGTGATTAACTTCCTCACGACGATTGAGAACCCGGCTACCAATACTCCGACCATTCACACGGATCTACTTCCCGTTGGTCACCCGCTTTCCACCACCCCCGCATCTGGAAAGGATCTCCGTCGCGAGACAGCACGGTATTTTTCCGCTGACCCGGCTCTTTCTGATGACCTGGCCCCAATCATTGCTTCGGCAATCGAGTGCGAGCCCAATACACCAACTCGCGCCTTCTATGAAGAACTGCTCTACGCCCGCAACACGCCAGTTAGCGTCTTTGCCACCATTGAGCAAGCAGATCTCTCGATCGCAAAAAAAGCGCAAGCCTCCTAGCCGGAGGCGAGTCATCCGCCGAAAAGAGTGCCCGCGTAGCACTCCAACCCCGTGACCCCGGCGGGGAAGACGGAGGTCAGTGGATTAAAACAGGTGCGGTCATTGACTTCAACCTTCGAACTATGGCCGGAGAGAATGTTCTAGTTCGAGGTATTTTTAAGGGCTCGAGAGATCAATATTCCGGATACGTCCAGGTCATCAACTCCCCCATCCCACAAGTCAAGCCTGGCTACTACATTATTCCTATCAATCAAATGGATATTGTTCAGCAACCAGATCCAAATAATCCAGTCCCGCCAGAAACTCCGCTGACAGTTCAAGATCCATATGACTATCTCACTCTCAAGGAGAAAACTCAAGAAGTCATCGACTACATCGAGGAGTTAAAACGCACTGGAGTAAATCTTCCGCCCATAGACTTCGGACCGTCTTGGGGCCAGGTCAGCATAGAAGATTACCTAAATGAATTTAGCTCTAAGTATGAAAAAAACTTACAAGAATCCAATAAAGAGTATTACGAGAAAAATCTACAAGAAGTAACAAATAGGATTGCAAGAAAAACACAAGAAGTAGTAGAAAATACAGCTCGTTTAAATAAAGCAACCAGCAAGTTAGAAATCGCTCAACTCAAAAATGAGCGAGAAGTTTTGATGCAGCAACTAGCTCAGTTTATTTCAGATCAGGAATATATAGAATCTCGACTAGCTGATCAAACAAAAATGCCAGTGCTTCTTGATCCTCTATTTCAGAAGCAGCTAAAACTAAATATGAGAGATGTTTCTATATATAGAAGAGGAAATGTCACTCTCCTAGTTCCCCCTGAGTACCGGCACACTCCAAAAAGAATGAGAGAAGCAGTACAGCTTATTGAACGACTTCAAGATCAGTATGGAACTAAAAATCCTATTGAGTTGAATATGTTCACCTGGTCTCCAGGGATTCTAGACTCGGGAGATGGTAGAGAGGGCTCAGCGTGGAACACGATGGGCTGGGCTACAAATAGTAATTTAGCTGATGCATTCTTGGCAAATATATCTGGATACCCATTTTTGCTTGGAAGAGATAGAGAGATGAATCACGGAATTGATGAATATAACCAGTCGTGGTATTCGCCCGCTGCATATGTTATTCCAGGCGTTTTGTACTCTCTTGCACACGAGTGGGGACACCTTAGAGATTTTGATTCTGCAGATGAAAATAGCCCCGACCCATTCAGCGGCATCACCAAAAAACTAGAAGAGTTTTTTAGTAAAAACCCGGAACTAAAAAGAAGATTGGTTAGTAGATATGGACAAAGCCTTTCTTGGGAAATGGCATCCGAGTTGTTTGCTCAGATTTTCCTTCAAGAAAACTTTGAAATTGACAATGTGGACTTCCCACAAGAAATTTTAGATATTCTGAAATCATGAATAAAGAAAACACACCAGATCCCAAGCCAGATTTTGACACAATTCCTAGAGACCCAAAACTGGTCTCTGATAGAGAGCTTGTGTATGGGGTTCTCCACGGCCTCCCCGGCTACGAGGCCGAATGGTCAAATAGAAACGATAAAAAAGAAACGCAAGACGAGGAAAATTTCGACGGTTACGACGGCAACTATTAGCCTAATAAAAGACAGACTAGTATAGAATGTAATAAGTCTTTACTTTTGGAGAATGTCTGTGCCTGACGAAGAACTTGAGCCACTCATTGCGGCCTTTGGCGACAACCCCTATGCCGGTAAAAATGCATTTATTTACCGCCGCATGCGTGCCAAACTTCAGCGCCGTGACGATGAAGGACAGTTTGCCGAGCAGGGTGGTATGGGCGGATTCAACGTCCGCCGCAAGGATGGATCCGTCTTCCGTGCCCTCGGAGAATACATCGGTGAATCCGGAGATTCTCTCGGCAACAGCCAGGCCGTATTCTATGTCAAGAATGATCCGAACGGTCTTCCAGACGGCTTTTATTTGGTTAACGGAGACAATTTCCGTACATATAAGGCTGTCATTACTAATCTTCCCGAAGGAACTAAGCTTCCTGATGTTACAGGAAAAGCTGCAGAGCATGCCCAAAATATTGATGACCTAGTCCGACTGAATGCTCCCCCTGGGTGGGCCGCTTCACAAGACGAGAATGGGAATTACACCCTCACCACTGATGATGGTTCAATGCGCATCACTTTCCCCGGGGAAGGTGGTGGAGATTTTAAGCTCTATAAGGGCAACAGTAAAAATCCCGTTGCATCTGGTAAAAAGCTGGGGGAAGTCATTGATGCAGCCGACGATCTAGACCTTGAGGCGGACCTCACAGACGAGACTGCTAAAGCAGAGCATAAAGACATTAAGAGCCGTAAGGCTAAGGCTCGCCTCAAGCTTGCTTCCGGTAACGAGGTAGAGCGTGAACGTGCTCGTGCCGAAATGGATCAGGTTCTCCTAGATCAGGAGAAACTGCGTACCGACACCCCCACAGCAAAACTTACTGAGGAAGCTGCGGGAGAGCAGATTACCACAGGGCTTAGCGGTGTTGAGAAGGATGCCCTCAAGAAAAAGGTTAGCAATCTTAAGGCAGTAAACCCCGCGTCCTTAGAGAAGGCTAAGCCCGGTACAAAGATCTTTGTTGACCGGGGCGGAGATCGAGGAGATCTCATTGAGCTAACCAAGGGTGAAGATGGAAAGTGGTATGAGCCTGGCCAACAGGGGTACGGCATCACATCCAAGCAGATCAGCGATGCAGTAATCCGTAATAAGAGTGACCTAAACACTTCTCGTGACATTCGTGGAATTTTTGCTGGAGATGCTCCCCGTACCTCAGACGGAAAAATTGTCAACAAGAACGATTTCCGTTCTGCCTTGTCTGAAGTTATTGCCGAGCGTCGCTCTGCTAGCGCGAACCCTCTTGAAAACAAAACTGATCAAGAGCTTCAGGACATTATCAACGCCGACCCAAGGGCTGTTGTCAATGACCAACGTGCTGATGACCCCGATGCTGTTGTCTACGCAGAAAAACCTGAGACCAAAGCTGCCCGCGCTGAGCTTGCTCGACGCGCGGCATTAAAGGAGCAATCCCCCACCCCCAAGGAGGGTGAAGCGGGTTGGCAAGAAGCTGACGACCTAATAAATAAATTTAACGAGGCTAAAAAGGCCGGCAACGCTGAGGCTGCAAAAGCTGCTTTTGACGAGCTTAAGGCTAAGTATCCAGCGATGGCTTTAGTACTTGGAGCAGAGTCTCTCGCCAAGGATCCAACTCTAAATGACGAAGAACGTGCAGACGTACTCGGAGACATTGAAAGCGCCAAAGCATCATTTGCAGAGAGCAGAGCCAATGGTGAAAACCTTGGCGACAAAATGAACCCGTTTGAGATGCTATTCGATTCCATCGAATCAACCCCCGAAAGAATTGATGAGCTCCAGTCTCTGTTTGATGAGTACCAAAAACCAGAAAATATTGAAGCTCGTTCTACGACAGAGACGAAAGAAAAGACTCCCTTCCAGGAGCGCCTAGAGCGAATCTCCGAAGAGTTCCGCAAGGCCTTGGCCGAACTGGCAGAGGCAAGAAGAGTCCTTCAAGGTCTTCGTAAACCAGCCGGCAAAACTCCTGGATCCCCATTTCGATCTAAGCTCCAAGAAGATATCAGACTTATCGCTGATCGACTCGAAAGAAAAATCCCCGATTCACTCGAGTCTGCAAAGAATGAGTCTCTTAACGATCGTCAGAGAAATGGCCACCTTGATAATGTTCAAAGTGCACTAGATGCTGTCTCCCCCCTCCGTAAGAGTATTAAAGAACAGCTTGCTCAGTTCCTCCCAGTACTTAAAGGTACCGAAGGCCTCAATAGATCTCGCGCCAACACAAACGCTGCTGATATTGCAAAAGACATTAAATATGGCGTCGACGAAAACGGCAACCCCACAGCTTCTTACAACGAAGACCTTTCCCGCCCCGGAGTTGGATTCCGCGTCTCCATCAAGGATGGCGTTGTTACTGGCGAGATCATCAACAACTCCTCAGACAAGCCAGGAAACTCCGTAGACTTCTCACTCCCTCTTGACCAGGCTAAGCGTAAAAAGCCCGAAGATCTTGTTAAAGAGATTGCAAATATGGCTGCCCAAGCCGCCACAACCTACAACGAGAATGGCCTCTACCTCTCCAAAGAAGAGTACGGAGACGGCCCCGCTGCTACCACAGAAGAGAAGAAGGAAGAGGGCGGTACCACCCAGGTTCCAGAGTCTTGGAAACGACCAATTATTATGTTTCCCAGGAAAACTAACTCGCCGGGTACAGCTACATGGTATCAAAACTGGTCTAAAAAGGATGGCACTTGGACCCCGAAGTTTGGTGGCTCAAGAGAAGAAACTCAAAACCATGCACCACTTGAAGATATTAGAGATCTCCTAGATAAACTACCAATCCCTACAGTATTTAGACAACTCAGTGACGGCTTCTGGGTATTTAACGGGGACATTTTTGGAGGCCCTCAGTCTACTTATGTGGTGCCATATAACGGTAAATATCTAGCTATAAGTGTTTCTGTAAATAGTAAGCCTGATGCAAGCGACGACGATGAACCTGGAAAATACTATGTCAATGTCTCGCTCAACGGAGACGATAAAAAGGGGTATGCAACAGGAGAATCTTTTAGGTTCTACGCTGACTCACCGGAGGAAGGCGAAGCTCTTGGTAAGAAGCTCGCTATGTTCCGCTACGAGCAACTGCAAGCCGGTGGATTTGAGGGCCTAGGTCCATACGCTAGAGGTTTGGATGAGCCTACTGATGAAGGAGGCGAAGAAGAGACTACTGCCACTCTAAAGTCCGGCGACACCGTCGAAACTCTTGACCAGCTCGCGGCACTTCCTAATGGATCTTCAGTCATCATCCAAAGACCTGAAGGCGGCTATGTCCGATACTGGAAATCTAGCGCTACTGAAAATACATGGTTCCCAGAAACTTCCTACGACACTCAGGAACCTCTTTCGGACCTGTCAGTTCTTATTGGCGGCAAAGTCCAAAGAGATGGATCTGATGGTGATACTCCGGGAAATGACGATCTCCGTGCTGGCAATTTTATTGGTGGAACTACTAAGCTAAATGTTTTGAAGCCCGGAAGCATTATCCGTTTTGTTAAGTATGACGGTAAGGGTTCGGTAGATAGTTTTGTCAAGCTACAAGATGGAACTTGGAAGAAGCTAGATGCCAGTGGAAAACCCGCTGGAAAGGCCTACCTAAACGAAGACGCCGTCAGAGAAAAGTACTCTGAGATGAATGGTTGGGGGGTCATTACTTCTGGAGATCTCTACGACTTCGATAAAAACCAAATTGATGTTGGCGCTCGTATCCGAGAAGAAGACGCATATGATGCGCAGCGGAGCGCTGTTGAGCCAAATACTAACTGGGATGACGAACAAACAGGGCATTACGAAACGTGGATCCAAAACCCAGACGGTACCTGGAGCAAATTCAGATCAGATGATGCCCTACCAAATGCTAATGAAGCGATAGATTCCACCCCAATCCCAGGGGGCTTTGTAAAGAGGGTCCTTAGCGAATTTGTTAGACGACTAGGTCGATCAGAGGATACAGAAACTCTTGATATGGCAGAAACTAGTGGAATGGTAGACAGATTCCGGGTAGCCCCCGGAAAGCATGTCGGTATCACGGTAACTATCAAGAAAAACCCAGAACGTGGCACTTATAGTGTTTCAGTTTCTCTTTTCTCACAGAATGAAAACGGTTCTATCGGTAAAGAAAGTTTTGATTTTGATACTGACTTAACTGATCCTAAAGAGGCCTTCAACGCAGGTAAGAGACTCGGTATTTACCGCAGGGATCAGCTTGAGGCAGCAGGATACCCCGGAATGGTTCCAGCCACAGCACGTGGATTCGCCATTGACTATGACGAAAACGGTGATCCGTTCTATACCTTTACCAATGGCAAGTACCACGCTGAGATCGAGTTCCAGCAGGACCCCAACGACTCGACCCCTGGTAAGGGTAAGTTTGTTGCCACTATCTCTGTAAATGGTGAAGTAGTTGACACTTTCGAGCAAGAGAGTGACGGCAGTGCACCAGAAGTAGTTCTTGATGAGTTTATTAAAAACCTACGGTCCAATCTAGCTCCAGATGCTTTTGATCCTACTAAGGGTGGAGAGTCTGAAGAAGAAAAAGAAGAGCAGGTTGACCTCACTTCTAAACTCAGCAAGGACGGTCTAGAGACCAACCCTGATCTCATCTTTAGCCAGATGACCTTCACTACCGATGAAAAGGGAAACATCATCGGTATCTATGACCCAGGCCCAGAGGTAAGCGGTCTCCGTCTACGTGTCGTTGGGAACGCTAAAACTGGCGCTGTGATGGTGATTTACAGCAATCGAAATGGTCGGTTCATGGGGTCTAATGGGCCATTCCCTGCTCTAGATGATAATGGGAAACCAGAAGCTGGAACTCTCGAAGAGCGAGTTAAAAGGTGGGCAAGATTCTTTGCTGACTACCACATAGCGAGAAACCATAAGTCTGGAAAATTTGCTTCGCAATACGATCTACCAGCTGGGGATAAGACCCCCAAAAAGAGAACTCTTCTCAAAGCCAAGGATATAGAAAACGTAGCCCCATTCCGACCGGTCACGGTAACTGACGGAACTACAGTTATTGAGCTATGGCACGACGGAGAAGGTAACTGGTACGACCAACCAGCATCTGGTTCTGGTGATGACAAAGAGTTCTACACTGACCCCGTAACTACTACTCAAGAACTTGTTGACAGAATCAACAAGGGAGAGATCGCGGTTTACCGTGGTCCAGCTAACCGCGATGAGAATATGGATATTCTCAGCGGAGAGGACTTCAACAAGCGTCTCGAAGCAGCCGGCCAGGATCCTTTTGTCCGGCAGGACAAGAAAGAAGAGGGTAGCGGTTCTGGAGGAGGAGGAGGAGACGGCGGATCCGGAGGAGGAGACGGCGGAGGAACCGACGAAGGCGGAGATGACGAAGAAGGTGGCGACGGAGACGAAAATAGTGAACGTCGCGGAAATATCGATGACCCAACTCGTGAGCCTACTGAAGAAGAGCGTAAATACGCCGAAGAAGTGTGGCCAAAAGTTGATGAGCTAGAGAAGAAAATTATTGAGCTCAGAAAAGAGCTTATAAGACAAGGTAAAAATTGGATTGACGATCCAGAAGTCACACGACTGATGGAAGAACTCTACAATCTTGACCAAGATGCAGCACTTAGTTTTATTCTTAGCGATCATTATTTTGCTATAGAAAATCTTATTTTTGAAGTTAAAAATGTTTTAAATAACGTCATGAGTCGGGAGAATACTCCTGAAAGACAAGCACTCGAAGCATTCCTTAAGCGAATGGAAGAGCGTGCTGATATGTGGAGAGAGTTCCAGAACAAACTTGCCGAGACTCGTAAAAATCGTAGAGAAAAGGGCCTACCCCCAGCACAAGGTAGACCTTCTATGGAGATGCCAAAGTTTGATGACGTAGATCAGTTCGCACTCACGGGAGAACTTCCCGATGGTGTGACTATCCCCGGGTATGTCCCCCCAAGTCGGCGACCCAGGGGAGGTGGACGTCGTCCAGGTGGAGCCACTGGCCCCACCGGTGCAACGGGTGGTCGTCGACCTGGTGGACCTACAGGTGCTACAGGCGGAAGACGTCCCGGTGGACCTACAGGTGCTACAGGAGGTCGCCGCCCAGGTCCTGGAGGACCAACACAGCCTGGAGGTCCTAGCGGACCTACGCAGCCTGGAGGCCCCGGACCACGCCCAGGACCACAAGGCCCCGAGGATGAAGAATTTATTTGGACACCGCGTGGTCGTCGTCGTCGCGAGCGTCGCGTAGATCCAGGCGACTACATGAGCCACTACGCACTCATGCGTTGGCTGCGTCGTCGTGGATTTAATACGTCTTACTACTACACAGATAGTCGTGGAAACCGACGCGCAACTGCTGGCTATGTTGTTCGACAAATGGAAAACGGCTGGATAGACATCACATATAACGTTGATGACCCAACACTAACTGAAGCTCAGCGCCTCAAGATTGTTCGTCGTAAGGTAGCGCAGATGCGTAAGTACCTGAAGAAGAACGGCTTCGAGTTCCGCAAGCAGAAGTACAGTCGTAGATCTGCTAGCAGTAATAGAGAATACCCCTGGCAGTGGAATGGGACCGAGTCTAACTTCCCCGGCGGACGTGGCCCCGGTGGGAGAGGTCCCGGTGGACCACCACCACCCCCACCAGGTGGAGGCGGTGGTCGTCGTGGACCACGCTCCTACTGGGGTGTGCCACGTGACCGTGACAGACCAGATTCGTGGACCACTCCAAACGGCTACAAGGTAGAAAAGCTTCCGAACGGTCTATACAGAATTACTGGACCAAATGGAACAACAGTTGAGGCTGCACTAGGTTCTTTTCTAAATAAAGAAGATCTAGACGCTATGGCTGTCGGATCTGTTGTCTACAACCCAGAACGCGCACCCGAGCCGGGACAGATTGGTGGACGACGCGGTACCCCATATGTTCCAGAAATGCAGTGGACTAAGCAAGAAGATGGTACTTGGCTATCTGCAGATGGCACTCAGACAAAGACTTCTGAGGGACTAGCTTATAGTTTCTTGACCAATTCTGGTGGTGGCCGAGTATACGCAAACAATATCGACGAAGAGGCCGAAGCCAAGCACGATCAGGTACATGGGCGTCAAACATCTGGCGGACCAACCGGCCCAACCGGCCCCACCGGTGCCCAAGAAGACACAGGAGCAACCGGCACTCAAGAAGATAATGGTGCTACTGGAACCCAGGGTGCTACAGGTACTCAAGGTGCAACTGGTGCTACTGGTGCTATTGGAACACCCTCAGCCGCCGATATCCCTACCATGAAGGACGAGTTGCAGCGTCTCCTCAACGAGTCGCTCTTCAAGCCCAAGCCAACAGACTCTATCGACGAGATGGCAGAAAACTGGCGCAAGATTCACGAGCGCAACGCTCGCATTGCTGAGCTTCGTGATGCACTTCGTGCTGCTGGAGAAGACCCCGATCTCATCAAGCCAAATGTTGGTGGAGAGAAGAAGGAAGAAGAGAAGAAAGACCAAGGTGCCACTGGAGCC